AAACAATTGTATAGGGATGTAGAGAACAATGTTGATGTTCATCAATATACTGCAGATACAATGGGTGTTGAAAGACAAGAGGCAAAAGCACATACATTTAAACCATTATATGGTGGTGTTTTAGGTACACCAAAAGAAATGAGATACTATGAGGCATTTAAACATAAGTATTGGCAAGTAACAAATTGGCACGATAAGTTACAGAAAGAGGCTGTAGATACAAAAAAAATTAAATTACCTTCTGGTAGAGAATATGCATTTCCTTATGCTCGATATACGCAGTATGGTAATGTAACAAATTCAACAGCAATAAAAAATTATCCTGTTCAAGGATTTGCAACAGCAGATTTATTACCTCTTGCGTTAGTTAACCTATATGCTATGATGAAAAAAAAGAATATGAAAAGTGTTATTTGTAACACAGTTCACGATAGTATTATTCTTGATGTTCATCCAGAAGAAAAAATACAATGCATAGATTGTTTAAGAAATGCAATGATGAGTATAAAAGATGAGTGTAAAAGTAGATACAATGTTGATTATGATATGCCTGTTGATATTGAATTAAAAATAGGTGATAATTGGTTAGAAACTAATGAAATTTAGTTCTTGCTATAAGTTTTGTATATTGTATAATATACATATTAATTAGGGGTAGTGTAATTGCAAATGCACTGTCGCTTCTGGCTGAACAACAATAAGCTAGTTGTAAGGCACATTTCTAGATTAGTATGTCCGAATGGATGAGGGGTCTGGGGGTGGTACTGAGTAACGTATTCATACAGGTGGATAGCTCGTGGAAGGTTGTAGGTAAATCCATAAATCCTACGAAGCTACCTAAAAATAATTTTTGCAAATTGGAGGTTCATGTTGAACACTAACGAAATAGCTGATGTTGGGTATAATCCTCTTCCAACAACACTAGATGATTTATCAGAGGATAAGTTAAAGAAATTAATTGGTCAATCTGGCGATACATCAACTGGCGGTGGTATGCCAAGATTATCAATTAATCATTCTACCGAAGATGACGATGGCAATCAAATCCCTAGAGGATTTTACATGATAAAAAATTCAGAAGGTAATAGTGTCTTTGCTCCCAAAGTTACTTATAGACCTTTTGTACGTACTTTCATGTATTCTGTATGGGATAATGATAGTAACTCATTCGGTGGACAGACAATCCAATCACGTAGCATGAACGATTTGTTCTATGATACCAATGGTGGATTAAAATGTGGTAAACTTGCCCCCGATGTTTTAAAAACACTTGACGAACATTCTCCCGAGGCAGTACTCCAAAAGGGCATTAAATGTGTCCAAGTACTATATGGTTTGGTGTCCATACCAGAGGGGCAAGATGCCACAGGTAATTCTGCAACTGTAAAAGATATACCTTGCGTTTGGTATGTAAGAGGTTCTAGTTTTATGCGTATTTCTGATTGGATAAAAACAATTGAATCACAAAGAAAACTCATGCCTACTGCAACAGCAGAACTTTCAACTGTAAAAGGTAAAAGAGGCGGTAATATCTATTATGGTGCTAATGCAAAAACAACTGGATTTGGTAAATTTACTAAAGATGACCAAGCACAATTGTTACATTTCTTTGAAGCTATTAATTCTTTTAATAATGGTATCATGGAATCTTATAGAACCAATAAAAAACTTAAAGAAGATAGTGCAGATACTATTTTAGAAAGCAGATTGGTTAACAATGGTTCCAATACTTGATTTAGTAAAGAATTATTTAACAGAGGCAAGTAAGGGCGAGGCTAAACTCTCGCCTAAACTTGTAGAAGAATTTGAAAAAGCCTGTGGTGACGCACTAAGAAGACAATTTAATCCACAAAAAAAAGAATGGCGTATGCGTATGTCTGGATTAGGCAAACCATTATGTCAACAACAACTCGAAAAAAAAGAACTCCCTAAAGATTTAGAATATAATGCTGTAATGAGGTTTCTCATTGGAGACCTTATTGAGGCATCTGCAATATTTATTATGAAAGCATCTGGAATAGATGTACAAAGTACTCAAAAAGAAGTATCTACAGATATAGGTGGGGAAAAAATAAAAGGTACATTAGATGTAAAAATTGATAATAAAGTTTGGGATATAAAATCTGCAAGTCCTTATGCATTTACAAATAAATTTGGTAGTTATGGTGGATACAATAAATTAAAAGAAGATGACCCATTTGGTTATCTTGTGCAAGGTTATGGGTATTCTAAAGCGGATAATTCACCATTTGGTGGGTGGATTGCAATTAATAAATCTACAGGTGAATGGTCTATATGTGAAGCACCTGTTGAACAAGAGGAGGAAAAAAATGAAGCATTACAAAAAGCTAGTGACAATGTTGAGGCGTTGGTTAAAGATAAACCATTTAAAAAATTATTTGAACCTAAAGATGAAAAAATAAAAATAAAAGGGGAAGATATATTTACAGGAAATAAAATTATGCCAACAGCTTGTAGTTTTTGTAGCTACAAATATCATTGTTGGCCTAAAGCAGAGTTACATAAGAAGGTTGCAACAAGGGCTGTAAGCAGACCTATGGTGTGGTACACTAAATTAAAAGAGAAAGATTTAGAAAATTGCCTGTAATATTCCAATTAGACATAAGAGAAGCGGATATTAAGTCAAATGCTGATATTTTCTACATTCAAGAACACACAAAAGACCAAAATGCTCATAATGTCCTATTTTTACGCACTAGAGACCCTTTTCGTGTTCTCTGGGGTGATAGGACATTTGTTACCAATAAACTCATTGTAGACGAAGATATAGAGCAAATTAAAAATTTATTAAACCGAAATGCTATAGTTATTGCTAGTTTAGAGGGCTATACAGAAGATTTACGTAAAACATCCCCTCAAACAGCACATTACTTAGATTTACGATTAGAAGAGTTGTATGAAATATATAAACCTAAAACTGTTGTACGATGAAATTAAGTCATGGCTTTAGGAGTAGGTTTGAATTTGAATTTGCACAGTATTTAGCAAAGAGTAAAATTAAGTATGAATACGAAAAAGACAAATTTAGATACATTGTACCTATTAAATCATATACACCAGATTTCTATTTATTAGAATATGGATTTTATTTAGAACTAAAAGGACATTTAGATGTGGCGACTAGAGTTAAACATTTACTTATTAAAGAACAAAATCCGCACTTGGATGTACGTTTTATATTTCCTAACTCGAAAAAGAAAATATACAAAGGTAGCAAAACTTCATATGCTGATTGGTGTAACAGGCATGATTTTTTATATGCAGATAACAGGATACCCATGGAATGGATGACGAATTAAAATTATCAGATAACAGAATGTATATTATTATGGAACCTACAGGGGAGTATAATTTTAATATAGTTTGTGTAGATAAATTACAAGAACCTATCAATGAATTATACTATATGTTAAGAGGATTATGTGAAATGTCTTTAAAACATCAAGAAGATTTAATAGAAATAGGAAAAGATGTTGTGTTACAAGAAAGTTTTGGTAAACTAAAAGATTCATTAAAGAGTAATGTAATCCCATTTAACCCGAGGAAGAAGAATGGTAAAAAATAGTAAATTTGACTTAGACTTACAATATGGACAATTACGAGAACAGCAGGTTCACGATATGTTTCATAATAAAAAAATTGAAATTAAAACAGAGAGGAATTGGTGGAAAAAGACAGGTAATATTGCAATAGAATATGAATGTAATGGGAAACCTAGCGGTATAGATAAAACAGAATCTGATTTTTGGATACAAATATTAGCAAATGGTACAGATAATTATTGTAAATTAATATTTGATGTGCCTAGATTAAAAAGATTAGTTGAAAAATATAAACCAACACACAGCAAAATGATAGGGGATAGAAATGCATCTAGATGTGTTCTTATACCTTTAAATGAATTGTTTGAAAAAGAAAATGTTGCTGTATAGTGGAAGAATTTTGGCGATGGTGGATTTTGAGCATGGTTACTATTAATACTGTTATCAATAGTATTGTTTTTGTAATAGGTCGTAAGTTTAAACCTACTAGTCTATATAAGGTTAAAAATAAAAAAAAATTGGAGGAAAAATGAAAACGTCTGAAATTCTCAAAAAATCACAAAACCTTGTGGATGGGGATAGGCATACAGATTATGGTGACAAAACAGAAAACCATAAAAATATAGCAAAACTTTGGTCAGCTTATTTAGATACAAAAATAAAAGCACATGATGTGGCTATTATGATGGCTTTATTAAAAATGGCTAGGACAAAGTTAGGTGCTGTAAGTAAAGATACTTACATAGATATGGCCGCATATGGGGCAATAGCAGGTGAAATAAAATTTAAGGAGGAAAAATGAAACAAATATCTGTTGAAGAATTAAATAAAATAGTGAAATATCTAGGGACTAGACCTTATTCTGAGGTGTTTCACATAATAGCGATGCTAAGTAAACTGCCAGATGTAGAGAGTAAAAATGGTGGACAAAAAAATACCAAACAATAATGAGGCAGTACTACAATTATTATATTTTGGCATTGATTCTAGGGGTAACTTTTTTTCTGAGAAATGGACTTGCCCACCTGAAGAGTTTCGTAAACACATGGATAGGTGGAACGATAATTACGTAGATACAATAAGGTATGAGGGCGTGATAAAATATATAGATAGATTATTTAAACAGGACATAAAAGATGTTCAAGGATATTTAGGATGACAAAAACTATTATAGATATTGTGCAAAATGATTCTGGAGGTACAAATCCAGACACCCATGCACATGAAGATAAAATTTGGGATTTAATTTTTGACGATGGAGATACCACATCATTAACAAGAATGAAAATGATGGAGTTATTGACTACAGGAACTGTACCTACAAAAACAGTACATACATTTAAGAAGTGGGATTTAAAAACTACGCAGGGAAATAATATTAGAACTTGGGTTGTTGTATATGATGATAAATCTCATGTACAATTAACTAACACTGATTTTTATTCGCTGTTAACTAATGGTCATAGAAATAGGGATGAAGAAAAAGAGGAAAAGGAAACTAAAGTTGAGGAACCAAAACATGAAGCACCTATAAATCCTGTGCTGTTTGGTGACAGAAAATCAACAACTACACAGGAAGAAAAGGAACAATTGAGGGAACTAAGAACAGGATTAAGGGAAAATTATGTACCTGTTTTTGGTAAAAAGGAAGATACAATTTTAGAGGAAGAAATTACTTAACCTCCTAAAGGATTTTTACCTTGTAGTTTAATTTCTTCTAATTGTATATCCTGTAATTCATTTTCTTTAGATACAATTGCAACTTGTTTAGAAAGTTCTTCAATATCTTCTTCTAATTCCCAACCATATTCTTCTAATGCTTGTAGAGAATCTAGGAGAGGCTGTAGATTAGCAGGTTCTGGTAACATAGCAATCTGCTCTCTAACTTTACCTATCTCTGCAAATACTTTTGTAAGATTTACTGGTACAATTTTGTCATCTACCTTTTTAATCCTATCAATTAAATCTACTTTATATTCATTTGCATATAATAAAGCCTCATCAATTTTTGTATTTAATTCTTTATCTTTACTATGTAATGGCTGTAAATTTACAGGAGGCTCACTTTCTAATGCAGAAAGTCTAGTATTAAACTCACCCCACGCATAGAAACCTCCACCAATAGCTGTTACAGTTCCAATTAGTGCCGCATATGTGCTAAGTTTATCCATTATTTTCATTGTTTAAGTGCCTCCAATTCAGCTTTTAGTTTGTTTTTAGTTTTATTTATTTCTAATAATTTAACTCTGTGTACTTCCACAGGGTCATTGTCGCTGTACGAACTTAGATTAGTTCCTACATATATTTCTCCCGAATAGGAAGATAAATCTACTTCTAAGTATAGCCCCATACTCGTATTATCATATATATCTCTTACAGAATAAAATACTATATCTCTATACGAATCGAGGCTATTACTTTTAAAAAATAAGTCCTCTTTTGATAAGTTTTGTGTTGTTTCTTTTGTAATTTTTGCTATTTGTTTAGCTATTACTTTTAAATTTTTATTTAGTTTAGTTTCTACCTTTGCAACATCTGTAATAACCCCGTCATCGGTGTCCACTTCTGTTCCTTCTTCCGATTGTACAGTTTCTTGCTCTCCACTTTCTTCTGTTGGTACATCGGATTCTTCAGTTGTTTCGCTATCGGATTCCTCCTCCTTTGTATCCTCTTGTGGCTCTGGTTTGTCGTCTGGTTCATTACTTGCTACTTCTTTTTCTTCTTCTATTGTTTCAGCCTCTGACTCAAGCTCCACTGTTTCTTTCTCATCTTCAGTAATCTCTGGTGTGCTTTCTTTAACTGTCTCGACTTCTTCAAACTCTTCTTCAAACTCTTCAAAAGATTCCGCAGTAGGTTCATCATTAAACTCCTCCTCGGTTATCTCTTCAAAAAACTCTTCGGCTGTTATGCCTTCTTCCTCAAGAAACTCCATGAACTCTTCTTCCATGCCAGTCTCTTCTAAAAAATCAGTAAAATCCTCCTCAAATTCTTCTGTAAACACCTCCTCCATCATTGCAGGGGGCGGTTCCATTGTAAAATCATTTTCAAAAAATACCTCTTCTATTACAGGCATTTCTTCAAAACTTTCCATGTCAAACTCTTCTATTATAGAAGGTAATTCTTCTACATCTATTATGTCTATGTTTTCAAAATAGAATGAGTCATCAAAAGTAAACTCGTCATCAAATACTATCTCTTCGTCTATAAAGATAGGTAAATCATCTTCATACCAATCAAAATCTTCGGGTATATCATCTATTATATCTACAATGTCTTCGTCAATATCATCTATAGCTTCTTGTGTATCTTCATCAATAGGATTATATTCAGTATTATTATAGGTCATGTTTAACGATGCACCTAATAAATTTGGCCCTTGTCTAGATTGATTAGTGTAGTTACTATCTGTACCTTCCCATGACCAATCTATTTTATTAGCACCAAGACCTAAATATATTATTCTATCATTATATTGACCACATCCTGCAGTTACACCTGTAGTTGTTGTGCCGGGATAACCATTACAATTACCTTGAAACCCTGTAACATCTGTTCTAGTTTGTGTGGTAGTAGATAAAACATTACCACTAGAATCTTTTAATACAATAGTTGTAGTGTGAGAATCATTATTACCACCTTTGGATTCACAGTTACCTTCTGTGCTTTCACAGTTTGCTACATCAACATAACTATTTAATGTAACTCCATTGTCTAGCATTGGCTGAGTGATAGAATTATTAGTTAAATTTATATTATCTGCACTAACTTTAGCTGTTCCTGTTACTTCAAAGTCACCGCCTACACTGTATTTGTATCCACAATTTGATTGATTAGTACAAGTAATATCAAAACCATTAACAGTAGAACCATTAGTAACATAACCAGAAGAATTAGCAGAATTAATTTGGTCTGTGTTATTAGAGTTCCAATCTACACCATCACCTGCATTAGGTAATAAATTTCCTGTAGTTACTGTTTCTCCAAAAGATTTAAAAGATATTGTTAACGCACAAAGAAGTAATAAAAAATACCTCCAATTATACTTATGTCTAAACAAACTGACCATATAATGTATATCCTAACCATCCATAATGTCGCACTCTTTATCATTTGTGTACATTAATAATTCTTTGTTCTTTTGTTTCTAAATCAGTTTCAATAACACTATCTACAATATTATTTAATTCTTCTTGTGCTTTTAATGTCTCTAGTTTTTTCTTTTCTTCTTCTAGTTTTTTTGCTAGTTCTTTCTTTTCTTTTTCTATTCTTATAGCTTCTAATCTAGCTTTTTCAGCCGCAATTTCTTCATCTATTCTAGCTATAGCCTCTGCCTTTATTAAATAATCTTCATAATCTGGTCTAAGTTCTGGATACTTATCCCACATAGCTTGAGCATCTGGGCCTATCTTACCATTCCAAGGACAAGGAGTTCCTGCAGATTGCATTGCCGCATGAACACGAGGGTCTTGACACAGTATAGAAACAGCCGCAATCTTCATACCATAGTCGAAAAGTACTTTACTGAGCTTAATACGTTCACAGTTTAAATCCCTGTAATGTTTACCCATAGAAGCACCAAAGCCCAAGGTAGACACAGAGCCGCTAATACCCATACTACAAACATCTTGAGACATTGCTGAATAGGAAGGGGCGTTAGCAGAATTGACGGGTACATCTGCCCCATTTGTAGTAGATGAAGTGGTACTCGTTGTTGTGTTTGTTTGACCACCGGAGTATGTATTTGTTGTTGTTGATGTATACCCACCTGTGATTTGAGTGTTACTACCCGATGAATTTGTTTGAGAATTTGTATCATTTGTTGAATCTCCCCATACTGGTAAACTAATTATTACGAAAAAACTTATTACAAATGCTAATACTAAAGTGTCTTTCATTAATTTTTATTCCACTTTTCTTTTGCTCTCAATGCCCACCTTTCAAATGCTTCTTTATCTATATTTTTTTTAACCATTGTAGCACCTTCTGGTACTTCATTATACAAAGCAATTACTTCACCATTTTCTATATGTACAATACCCGGCCCACAAAAAGCATCCTTATCATATCCAGTATTCTTTTTTTTAAGTAATCTTACTTCTTTCATACAAGAAGATAATGATTTCATAGGAATATACTGTGTCATTTGAGTTGCTTGGTCATTCATGTTCCCGAAAACGAACATAAGTATCACGCTAATGACTTCCATTATCCCTCACTTTGTCCTCGAGCTTTTCTGTATCTTGAATTAATTTTTCAATATCTTGCTGTGCTCTTTTTATATTTACGGTGTTACTCATCATTCCCTCCATTTCTTCTTGCATGGCTTCAATTTGTGTAGCCATAAATTCTATAAGCATGTCTTGTTGAGCGTCAGCGGGTAAACTACCCATTTCACCACGAGGCCATTTAATTCTAAATTCTGTATTTTTATCAACATCAGCAATCATTAATTTACCATTTGTCTCGATGTTATTTAGGCGTTCAATAATCCCAAAATAACTATACACACCAATTCCTACAGCCGCAAGTATGCTGAGAAGATTTCTCATAGGCATACTAATCGCTGTGTTATCAGATACTTTCATTATTTTTTAACTAGGCTTCCGCCAAAATACAATCCAACTATAGCTGACATTAAGTGAGTATCCATTGGTGTAATTACAACACCTGCATATTCTCTATCTACTAATAATTCTTTTTGTTCTATTAAAAATAAGAAACCTCTTGAAAATTCTGTCCATGTTAAAAATACACTAGTATCAAAAAATACAGGTACAATTTTAGGCCATACTATAATAAAGAATATAGCAGTTAATGCTATTATTCTTCTAGTCCATTGAAAACCTTTGTTCTCATAAGTACGAGCTTTTTCAATATGAGCCATTTGAGCATCGGCTCTAGCTATTAATAATTTTTGCTCGTCTTGTTTTGCTTTTATGCTTTGGCCCCAAATGGTCATAAAACCACCTAGTAAACTTGAACCTAACATTGTAACCATTTCTACTGGTAATCCAAACATATTATCCTCTGTTATCTTTCCAATTTGATTGTTTCTTTCCTGCTTGAGCCATATCCCATATTTGTTCTCTCATTTTATTTTCGCTGTTACTTATTAAATTAGCTACTTTAAAAGGAACAGGTATCTGTACTAAATTTTTATTTTCTAGATACCTGTCATGTTCTTCAAACGTTAATAGTTTTTCAAAAGTACGACCTGTCTTTTTATTTTTAAATTTATAGAACGGCATTGTACAGAACTATAACAGCAATAATTACAACAGCAACTAAGGCAATCTTACCTTTCTTGCTTAAATCATTCCACATTGTTTTTAGTTTTTCCATGTTTCCTCCTAGTTAGTTATTTTCATAAAAGCCCATATAGCAGTAAGCACTCCGCCTATTGCTAAAAATACTTTTATTCCCCCAACTCCCATGTTGGATGTTTTGTTTAAGTCTCTAATTTGTTTTTGCATAATATTTAAATCTTCTCTTATGTATCTAACATCTGTTTTAAGTTCAGCTATTTCCTTTTCCCACTCAGCCATTAGTTACCTGCGTTTTCCCAAGCTCTTTCACTTTCTAATCGTATTTCTTCTTGGGATGCACTTCTAGCATAACGAACCATACTTCCCCACCATTTTTGTGCAAACTCTTGTCTTATTCTAGGTTTTGTAAACCCTTCTTTTAATAGAACATCAGTTAATAATGCAAAAGAATCTGGGTCAGTTGCCATATCTTGAATCATCTTACCTCTTCTAAATCTAGCGTCTTGAATTAATAATTCTGTTATAACGTATCTTGGAGATATGACACTTCTTGCTACACCATATACCCTAGACATTATAGATGGTAATTTTAATCCTGTTGGGAAATTTTCTACAGCTTGTTTACCCATATCACCTGCAACAAGTGTAGTTAGACCTGCTAAATCTTGTAAGTCTTTATAATCTTCTGGCGACATTATTTCAGTTAATGCTTTACTATTTCTTTCTAAATAAATTTGCATTGCACTAGAATCTACTTCCCAGTTTTCATATAATCTTCCTGCTTCTACACCTATAGGAGTACCATCATCAGCAAACTTAACTGCTTCTTGTTGATAACCTATACCATTTGTGCTTCGTCTTCTATATGCTTCTTCAATAGCACCATCCCATAATGTTTTTTGTAATGTTGCCTGTGCTGTTTTTCTTTTAGCCGCATCTGGAATACTATTAATATATTTTGCTAAAGCTCTAACTCTAGCAGGTTCACCACCTTCATATGTATCTCTAATAATTGCTTTTCTAAGAGAAGATGGTTCTAATGCTACATTACCAAATATTTTTTCTAGTTCAGTTGTAGGTATTCCAAATGGATTAAATTCTGGATTTAGTCCTGCAAATTCTTGGAATGTTTTTTCATTTTCTCTAACTTTAACTTCAGCATTTTTAGTTATACTATCTAATTGAGATGTCACATCTGATTCTCTTCTAGCTGTAGTTTTAAATGCTTCTTTTCCTGCCGCTACAACATCATCTGATTTATAAGGTATATCTAATACATCTCCAAATGCTCTAAAGAATGGCTCTGGTATAGATTTACCCTCATCTGCCATTTGTTTTACAGCAGTTGTTAACCATTCTCGTGCTAATGGATTGATTGTACCATCAGCATTGCCAAACATTGACATAAAGTCTTCTTTTGCAGAAGTATATGCACCACCTCTTGGTTTAATAAATTGTTGGAAAAGCATATCACCACTAATACTTTGATTTTCTACAAGAGTTCTACCAATACCTTCTCTGTATGGTCTACCAACTTTATCTTTCCAAACTTGGTTAGCTCCTTTAAATGAATCAATATCATCAAATGCATCTGATAATATTCTTCCTAATTTAAAGTTATAAAATCCACTAACTCTACTACCATCTGTAGTTATTTGTTTTGTAGCATTTTGATATAGTGAAGTTCTAATTTTTGCTAATTGTGATAGTGGAATATCTAATTTTATTTCTGATACTCCTTCTTTTAATAATTTTACATCCAATTGGTTTCCAACGTGTTCAACTAATTGATTTACAATATCACTATCTATTTCATCAGTCATTGTTTGCTTACCTGTAATTGGGTCAACTTCTACTTTTCTAAAATCTTCTGGTGAAATACTTATAGGTGTTCCATCTAATAGTTTTTCCATTTCACCAATAAATTCTTTATCGTCACCTAATGCTCTGCGTAATTTTTGTAATGCATCTATTCTTTTCTTTGCAAAGAATCCACCAATAGTTACATCACCCATACCTCTTATATTAATTACAGGTCGTACATCTTTTGGTATTTCATCAAGAGCATTACCTATTCTTGTACCCATAGTAACAATTAAATCATCGACTTGTTGATTTGATATTGCTGATTGATTTACAAAATCACTTCTAGCAGGAGAAACATCAAAACCTTTTATACCTTCATATGCAGTTCTAGTTTCTTGGTCTGCTGTTTTCTTTAAGTTATCCATAAATTGTTTAGCTTGTTTTGCATTTTCATTTATTTCAGTTTGTGTTAACTTTGTTTTTGGTCTAAGTATTTTTTTAATAGTACCATCTGGTAATTCTACATCAACAAATTCAACACCTTCTTGATTTAATATTTCATCTCTTTTTGATTCATCAGCTAATTTAGCCGCTTGGTCTTTTGCAGTTGTCGCATTAAATTGACTTCCTTCATCAAGTTCATTACGTACAGGTAAACCTAAGTCATCTAGTTCTTCTACTACATTTCCTTGTTCATCAACTGTTGTTTTAATACTTCTAAATGAATCTCTATTTACAGTGCCTGTAGCAAAATCATATGCATAACCTGATTCATCAGTGTAATCAAATATTTGATTTAGTTTTGGATTGTTCATTTCTGCTATCTCTTTCATTATGAGATTAGCTTGATTAGAAATTTCACTTCTATCTTTAGACAATCTATTTAAATGCATTTTTAATTGATGTCTTAGACCATCTAAAAATACTTCATAGTTAGCTGACTTACCAAATTTTTTATCGCCTAATCCTTTAAGTAATTCATTTAATGCTCTTGCATTTTCTAATTCTTTTTCAGCTAATAATTTATCTGTAACGTCAAATTTAGCTGTAACTGTATTACCTAAACGCATTTTTTCACGAGCCATTTGTCTAATACTTGCCAACCATGCCATGTCCATAGCTCTATCTATTGTTGTATATATTCTACCAGTTCCATCATCAAATTTTGAAAGCACTCTTCTCATTGCATCTGCTCGTTCTAATACTTTATCTTTAATATCATCTGGCATAGAACTAAAATCTTTTTCCATTGTACGATAAGCATCTAGTTGTCTTCTATCTCTGCCTCGTAAATCACCAAAACCTAATATTCCACTAAACATTGGTGCGGAAGTTGCTTGTTGAACTATTTTCCTTTTTCTTTCTGGTGGCATTTCTGCAATATCTCTTGATGTATATCCCATTGACCTTAAAACTTTTTCATCTTTTGCTCTAGTGTCACCCGGTAATCTATACATTAAATAAGTAAACCAATCTGCTCCTTGTGTAGCCGCTTTACTTACTAGGGATGGCCCCATAATACCGCCACCAACTTCTCCTATAATAGAGTATTCTTTACCAAACATATTTTGCACCATTACACCACCTGTGACAACCATAGCAGATGCCGCTATTTCTGCTTCTACATATGCTCCGCCACCACCCATGTATGGTGCTCTTCTTATAAATTTACCTTCTGTTTGGTAAATATCCATTAGTCTTCTTTTTCTTTTTGCCTCACGTTCTGGCATTTCTTTTAACATTCGCAAGTACTCTTCGTAATCTGCACCTTCTAATTCACTTCTTACTCTAGCAGAACGATACTTTCTTTTGTTACCTTCAGTTATAACTGTTCCTTTTTTTATACTGCCTTTAGCTTTTGTAGCAAAATATTCTGCTACTTTACTTGCTCGTCTTAATTTTAATACAGCCAATGGCCCCATAGTAACTGCTTCTTGTACAGCAATAGATGCGGCCGCACCTATGACTCCTAAGTCTTCATTTGCATAAGGAATCTCATCAAACTTTAACCATGAACCTCCCGGCTCTAAACCTTCTGCAAAATCTCTTTCAGCACCTGTTAAAAATCTTCCATAATTTTTTATTTCATCATCTTGTAATACGGAACGCATCCACGCAGATTTAAATCCTTTTCTACCTGCAACAGCATCCTCTTTCCACCCTTCAAACATTTTTTCAATAGCTTTTCTTCTTTGTGGATTACTTGTAACAAGCCTATTGTTAACTAATAAATCTAAATATTTTGCATGATTTTCTGGGTCAATTGCACCTCTCCCCATGTCTACAATACCATTCCATAACAAAGCAAAACCTTGTGCTCCTCCTTTGTATGTTTGTTTAAATGGATTTGTTTCTTTTAACTCATCTGTTTCTTTTTGTGGGTTATCCATACTTTCTTCAAGAGCATTAGCCATATGTTGTGTTGCTATATCTTCTGAAGAACTAGCTTTATCTTGATTTTGTGCATTTAAACGTCTCATTAATTCAGACAATTGATTTACACCATCAGCACCATGTTTACTTATAAATTCATCTGGGTCAGATTCCCACATTTTATAATATAATCTAATACGATTTGCTTGTTCGTCATCAAAAGGTTGGTTGTTATTATTTAATTCTGTCATTGATTTTGCCTCGGCCCTTCTCTAATTAGTGCATCATCCATATATCCAATGCTCTGTATTAAGTTAATTATTTGTGCATAATTTTCTTTTATCATATTATATTGCTGTGAAAACATAGGACTTCTTAAGTTTCCAAGTATTCCCATGTACGCATCATTAACATCTTTTTTATTATCCTCTTTTTTCTGGCTTTCTTTCCATTTAAACATTATTTCTTTAATTGCAGGTGCATTACCCATAACTGTATTTAAATCTCCTTGTAATAAATTATCAAATTGTTGTAAAAAGTCACGCTGTGTTAAAACTTTTTCATTTTTTATACTTTCTATTTTTTGTGGCCATGTATCTGCATTACCCCACCATGCAGGGTCAGCGTATATATCCTTTGCAAATTCTATTTGATTGTTTTCTTCTTGAGCTTTTTCAGCTATTTCATTTAATGTATCTTGTTTAGAATCATAACCACTTCCAAGCATTAAATTATCCATATTTTCTAAAGCCGCTTCATTAGGTCTAATTAATATTTTTTCTGCATCAGTCATATTTGACCACAGACCTTGAGCAATAGAATCTCTAATATCTACATCTGGTCTTTTACCATAATCATATGCCATTAGAGCCGATAACCTACCATTGTATATATATGGAACTTGTTTAATTCCATCTTCTGTATCTACAAAATAACTATCTTTTATACTTCCATCTGTTTCTCTAATTTCACCAAAAACATAATTACCTTTTAATTGTGTAATGTATGATTGTTTCACTGTTTCAAAAGATTCTTTGTATTTCATCCAATGTTCAGCCAAAGCACTATGTGTTTGGGAATATTTTTCTGATGATTTTATTTTAGCCGCAATAAAATCTTTTGTTGCTATTTGTTTTAATACATCAAGTTTAGCTATAGATTGTTCAACACTTGTCCATTTACCTTTACCTACTCTTTGTAATGCATATTCAAAGTCTTGGTCAGATATAGCACGACCACCACCACCACCTTGTTCAGCCAAAGCTAAATTAAATGCTAGTGTTATTTCTAAATAACGAATTGCGGCCGCATCACTAACTCTAGTTCCATTAGCAGAAGCATTTTGATATTCTTGTTGTAAATCTAATAATTTATTTTTAAAAATACCATCGCCTTTTTCTATACCGCCAATTTTGTCATCTGCTAATTCATCATATGTTTTAAGTAAACTTCCTATTTGATTTATCTGTCCTGTCTCTCCAAAAATTCCTTCCATAGCATTAAATATACTTAATGCCGCACCACCACTAAAATTTGTGTTACGAC